GCCCCTAAGCATCCAGGAGCCCAGTCAGTTGTTGCAATACCTGTTGGTTGCAGAATCTGTAGCTTAACTCTGCCCTTCTTTAAAGGATCCTTATTGTCTACAACCTTTGCGCTGTATACGCCAAAAAAACGTACACGACCTAAAGGGTCTACCATGTAGTTTAAATCTTGTGTAGTCTCTGTACTCACAGTACCTGATTACCTTTCGTTGCAGCCCAAGCTGTAGTCCTCTTTACAGAAGAAAAATCTGGCACATCATTCTGATACAGGTCTGGGGATGTTGAGTCTGTTGCAAGCGCTGTGTCAGTAGCCTTAATATTAACAGACTTTATAGGTGCGGTATAGATTGGGGTATTGTTAACAGAGAAGGCATAATCTACAAGAGTAGAAGAAGATGGCTCAATCTTTTGCCCAGCAATCTCTGCGTTTACATCTCGAGTATCAGAAGATTTAGATGCGTTTGGATTTACATCGCCTAACACATCTGTGCCAAGCTCTACCTCTAACATATAGTTAGCCTGAGTTCCACCAAAGATATGTGTAACTTTTAATACTGTCCAGTAACCCGACATGCCGTTTGGCAAACCGTCAAGGTAGACAGGTTCGTATGGCTTAACGCTAGCTTCCCCAACAAGAACAGCTTTAGCTCTGTACGCATATCTTTTAGCATCGGCTAGGTCACTAGCAATAAATTTTGATTCAGTTAAGCTAGTAGTAACCTCATGCACCTGGTGGCGCTTGTACTTTGCCTTAGGTTTGCTACTGGAAGTTACCTTAGAAAATCTAGATGCCATCAAAGTACTCCTCACTAGGAACAACTTTTCCACGACCTTGAGCAGCATCAAAGACCTTAGTAGGGTGTGTTGTAGTAATAGCTCCTCCGGAAGAAGTACTTATACCGGTCATGACTCGGTCAACGCGAACGCCTAATTCAATAGAGTCATCTGAAACAATAGGTCTAAACTCTAGGCAGGTTCCTATAGAACGCTGTTGTTTTGTTATGCCGTCTTTATATTTAAAGTATGGGGCACGAGCTTTCTTATCTTGAAAGATCTTATTCTTAGACATGAAAAAGATAGTTGTGTTTTCTGCTTTAAGAGCAAACCCTGTCTGCTTTGCAAGTCTACGCATAAGCTGCCAGTCGGTTTGTCCAGCTTGAACGATAGAGTTTCTTAAACGTGGGTGACGTTGAGTAACCGCCTTTAACCCCTGTTTCTTAGCAATCTTTGCAATTACCTGATCAGCTGTAACTTTCTTATAAATTTCTTGAGAGCTATCTTTTAATACAGAGGAAGCTGATACGCACCAGATTTGAGTTGAGTGTGTAGCCATAGTAGAGGCAGGGTCAATCTCGTATACGTAACCTTCAAAAACAGATTGGTTTGAACCACTTGTGTATGTAAACTTTACCGGGTCACCAGAAACAATAGATGTCTCATCTTTTCTTGGTTTACCTTTAAAGGTTAACAAAAGAACGTCATGAGACTCAACCTCTTGATGAAGCTCAGCTCCAATAAGCATTAACTCAAACAAAGGAGTCTTTGGAAAGGTTACGCTAAAACTAGAGTTATATACGGAACCGCTAGATTCCTTAGCATAGTTTTTAGAGGCTGTATATAGGTTATCTACCGACATAAGGAATCCTTATCTCTGTACCAGGCTCTATAGAAAACGGATCTGTTATGGCAGGGTTTACCTCCATAATTTTCCACCACAGCAGAGGTGTAGTCAGGTACTTTTTAGCTAGGCTTGAAAGGTTATCTCCGTATACCCAAACGTGGGTTAAGAAGTTAACCTGACCTACTGAAGTAAAGTCTCTGTATACAGCAATGTCATACTCGCCAGTAGTCTTGTTAGGTATCTGAGCAAGGGGACCTTCAAAGTAACGAGAGATACGTGTGATATTACTCATTTGCTTGTAGCCTCCTTATTTACGCCAGCAACATACTGGGTCTGCTTCTCAGAGAATGCCTTCTGTACTTCGTCGCTAGTCTCACTAATAACTGGGTAACGAACCATAGTTATGTCTACAGTACTAAACATAGGTACCATAAGCTCATTAAAAATTACGTGGTTAACAGACACAGATGCAATAGAACCTTTGTATCTTAAGTTGTTATGGATCTTAAGCCATACAGGTGTACCGGTTATATATCCAAAGTCAGATGTAACGGCAGGCTTACCACCTACGTTGTAGGTTAGTAGAGTGTTGTTACTTGGTCTTGGGTCTCCATTTAAAACTCGGTATAAGAATTCAATGTCGTATTCTGTACCTCTATTGAGGATTCCTTGAATCTCTTCTTCACGTAACTCTCTAGGATAGTTCTTTCCATAAGTTCCAGACTTACCCTTTTTTCCAGCAAGCTCGGTCATATCAGGCATGCGGTTTAAGTACAAGGTAAATCCAATAGAGACGTTACCGCCAATATAATTTGCCGGATCTTTATCAGCAAGCATCCAGTCAATAGATGTATCCATTGCTGTGCTGTAAGAGATTGTTGTAGGGTTGTAGGCAAATCTAAAGCCCCATGGCTTATCCGCATTACCTGGACCATTCAAAGCTGTAGCTGAGGCTCTGTCTTGAAAAATCATTCCCAATCGTCCAGCATTAGTTACGTCAGCTTTTAAAAGATCAAGCTTGTCGTAGGCAATAATGTAGTCAGAAGAAGCTCTAGGCTTTCCTAGATCCTTTTGAATATTTGATTTAACCTTATTAAAATAACTGACGTCTCTAGTCACATAGTGGTTAGGTGGGTTAGTTCTGGTAGCCTGATCAATATCTATAGGCTTTGAGGATGAAAATGGAGACGGTTCTGTTTCCCCGTTATCTACAGCTTCACCACAGGTGCTGGTCTTAATTGCCAACAAAGCATTGATAGCGTCTTGCTTACTATCTCTTTTATCAGATCCTTTAAAGTCTTGGTTAACGTTATTTGGGTTATCCATGTTTCTGTCAAAACCAATAAACGTATCTGGACCTAAAGCCCCCAAACCTTCAGCTAACTTTTCTGCGGTGTTAGCTCCTGTAAACGTAGACTGTATGCCATCTAAAGACCAACGACGAAGATAGTAATTCACTAAAAGCGGATTAATATCAGAAGCTCGAACTACTGCTACCCACTGGTTAGGAGTACTACATCTATCTAGAGTGATGTAGCTTTTATTCCAAGCAGCTTCAGTTACCTGCTTAGGGATAGACGGATCCATACGAGCACCAGTCCATTTAATTACTGGAATGTTTTCTACAGGCAATACCTCTAGGTCTACTGCTCCTGGGTTTGCATCTGAGTATGCTGTAAGCTTTACGTATATTCTAGGTGTTACGGTTACGTTTGCTTTTTTTGCAAGCAAGTTAAAGTAAAAGATTTCTTTAGAATCTTGAGTAGAGTTATCTACATAGTACGGGAATGTAGAAGAGGTATTCTTTTTAAATACTGCCTGGCTTCCAGAGCTAGCTTGAACAATATCGCCAATAGTTACTTGCTCGGCTACTTCAGTTCTCCATGATTGAAGCAACGTAACTACTACTCCATCACCACTGTAAAGAGGGGTTGCCGGATTAGCAACGCTAGGTTCTACAAATACTCCGCCTACCCTCTTTTTCTTCCATACACGTACGGCATATCTAACTTCAAAGTCTTTATAAACAGCCTTAGAGTCTGTATTTATTCTTACATAGTCTTTAGTATTAGATCCCTTTTGAGTCTTAACTTGTTCAAAGGTTTCAATAGTCCAGAAGAACTCCGCCCCGGCGTCCTGGGTACCAGTAATGTTTTTGTAGTTAGTCATTAGTTACCTCCAATACCCTTAACTTTAAGCTCATTGTTTATAGCGCTACGTAGCTCGCTTGCCACACGTTGTACTTCAAAGGTTCCTAGCTTAGCAACAGATACGTGCATATCTACCTTTACATTGATGTTAGAGGTTGAGTGTAGGGACGCACCACCAGCTCTTCCCATACCTTGAGGCATGTTATTGACGGTTTCCATAGCCATGCCTGGATTGTCTCCACCAATACCTGCTGATTTAGCAGCTGTGTTAGCGTCATCTAGGTACTTAGTAAAAGAGCCGTTAGTAAAGGCAGCCCATTGCTTCCACCAAGTTCCCTTATTAGATACTTCAAAAGCCGCTGCAATATTCTTTTTAGCGTTAAATAACTCTTTGTTATTTGAGATTCCAAATTGCTTGCGACGGTTTCTACCCATATTAGGGGATGAAGGGTCGTTATCCTTCATGTTGATTTGGAAGAGACCGTAAGAAAGATCTCGACCAGTTCCGTTAAAGGCGTTTGCACGACCGCCAGATTCAGCCAGAGCTACAGCAAAAGCTGTTTCAAGCCCTTTACCTCTAAACCCAGCTTCGTGAAGCATACGGACAAGGCCTTCTCGGCTTCCTCCAGCCATACCAACGCTGTCTCCGGACACCTTATCCATACGGCTGTTGATATATACGCTTCCGTTACTGCCCTTAACTCCACGGCTAATAGCGTCTTGTGGGAACTCACCTCTAAAGGATGCAAAATCAATAGGTGCACCAGACATCAGTGAGTTACTTAAAGACTCGCTAAGAGGAATACTGCTAAGCACAGAAGCAGAGGATCCCTTAAAGTTAAGTCCAGCACCTGGGGTTACTCTGGCTTTCTTATTATCTTCACCAATACCGATAAGTCTTCCAGCAGACTTAAACAGATTTGATACTGTGCTAATTAAACGTCCAAACCATCCACGAGGGTTTTCTCTACCCTGTGCACCAGTACCGCCGTTGTCACGTACTTCAAAGTGAAGGTGTGGTCCAGTAGAGGTTCCTGCTCCAGGAGCACCTCTCTTACCACCAGACTTAGCGATCAGTTCTCCGCCGCTTACACGTTGTCCCACCTTAACAAGGATCTTGCTCAAGTGTCCGTAGAGAGTTGATTTCTTTCCGTGCTTAATAATGATGTAGTTTCCGTATTGAGCGTGAACACCTGCGTGTGTAACAATACCGTTTGCAGCTGCAGTAACCTTTGTTCCAACAGCTACACCGTAGTCAATACCTTTGTGGTTGCTAGAGATCTGTGGATTTTTTGAGTTGTCACGTGGACCAAAGTTTGATGTAACCGGTGTACCAGCAGGTACAGGCATCTGAAGAGTCATGCCCTTTGTATCTTGATTTCCACCCGCAAACCCTTGTTGTGGGCTTACAGCGTTAGACATGGTTGAGTTGTCTCCACCCTGTCCACAAGCATGGTTACCAATGTTTCCGTGGCTACAACCGTCTCCACCTTGACCGTAAGGGTTTACAAGGGAACCAACACCTCCAGCTACACCACCAGCAATTGCTCCATAGCCACCACCAGCAATAGCACCCGTTGCA